CTGGCAGCGCGTACTCGAGTGTGAAATCGGCATCCGCTTTCGCGTCGCTGGTATCGAGCGCACCTCCTTCCGCAATACCCTCTACGAAGCCCGTCGGGCTGCGCAGGACCCATCGCTAAGTGACCTGATCATGTTCCTCCCCGCACCCCCACATGACGACGAGATCTGGATCTGCAAAAAGACCGTGGAGCTCGATCCCTAATGCCCATCCGCCCCGACGCCCCACTGCGCAAAGTGACCCTAAACCTCTACGAGTCCGACTACCTAGCCCTAAGCGACTTCTACGGCTACGGTTGGTCCGAAATGGTCCGCACTCTCGTTCACCAACACGTGCTCGCTCTCAAGCCCTCCGTCCGAACCCTGGGAGACCTCCCCAATGACCACTAATCCCCTACTCGACTCCCCACTCAAGCCTCCACCACCACCCAGCGAACTCGACGAGCTCATGTCCCGCGATCCCCTCGGCCTCTCCGCTCAGGACATCGACAAGCTAATCCAATACCAACGCGCCCAGCGTGCCCGTCGCGAGTCCGGCAAAGGCAAAGGCAAGTCCCAACTCCAGGATGGCTCCGGCATCAACCTCGTAGAGGCAATGAAAGCCAGCCTTGCGACCATGAAAGCCGAGCCGAAGCCCCCCGTGCCAGCCGTGCGCACCCCAACGTCCAGCTTCCGGAGGATCTGATGGACTCCCTCACCATCGCCCCCTCTCCATTCCTCCCCAACACCAACATCCTCTTCGCATGGAGCAGCACCACTCTAGGCTTGCTGAAGGAGTGCCCCCGCAAGTTCCAATACACCGTCATCGACCGCTGGGGCTCCCGCGATGAGTCCATCCACCTTCGCTTTGGCAGCGAATACCACCATGCCCTACAAGACTACGCCATTGCCCGCGCCGAAGGGATGCACCATGAAGACGCTATCCACGAATGCATCCGTGCTCTTCATCACCGTGTGTATGACTGGACTCCTGATCGCAACACTCGGGCTGGTAAGTACAAAAATCGAGAGAGCATCGTGGGTCTGGTGGTTGATTATCTGGACCACTTTGGTGCTGATGATCCCGCTGCTACCTACATAAAGGACGACGGCCAGCCCGCCGTGGAGCTAAAGTTCCAATTCGAACTCGACTGGGGACCCAGCCAACTGACAACAGAGGTCAACGCAGAGGGCGAACTGGAAGTTGTCGATACCGGCGTCCGCCAACCCTACCTCCTCTGCGGCCACCTCGACTCGGTCGTCTCCTTCCACGACGAACTCTACGTCATGGATCGCAAGACCTCCCTCACCACCCTCAGCAGTTACTACATGGACCAGTGGACCCCATCGAACCAGATGACACTCTACAGCCTCGCGGGCAAAGTCATGCTAAACCAACCCATCAAAGGCGTCATCATCGATGCCGCGCAGGTACTCTTAGAAAAGCCCAACGCCTTCGCCCGGGGCTTCGCCTATCGCACCGAGGACCAACTCGCCGAGTGGCTTCAGGACCTCCACTACTTCCTCCGCGAGGCCGAGGACTACGCCACCGCCAACTACTGGCCCCAGAACGACACCGCCTGTGCCAAGTTTGGCGGCTGTGTCTTCCGTGAGGTCTGCTCGAAGTCCCCCGCCGTCCGCGAAACCTACCTAGCCGCCATGTTCGACAAGACCGACCTCAACCAACCCTGGAACCCGTTCTATGAGCGCGGCTGACCCAACCCGCTACCACATCCACGCCACCATCGAAGCAATCTACCAATGCAAAGACCTCCCCGACTGGTGGGTACACTTCGAAGGCTCCCGGGAAGCCTTATCCTTCGGCACCGACCGCCCCGACTGGTACGTTGGCGACAAGGTTCACATCACCTTCATGAAGGAGACCTAACCTAATGCCCACCCTAGCCGACCACCAAAGCAACTCCTTTGTGAAGCTCCTCCTCACCGGCGACTCCGGCTCAGGCAAGTCCGGCGCCTTGGCCTCGCTCGTGTGCGCCGGGTACAACCTCCGTATCCTCGACATGGACAATGGTCTCGACCCACTCAAGTCCTACGTCCAGCGTGATTGCCCCACGCGCCTTTCATCCGTGGAGTTCCTCACCCTCCGCGACAACTACAAGACCACCGCCGCTGGCCCCATCGTGGATCGCCCCCGCGCCTTCGTCTCCGCCATGAAGATGCTCGACCAGTGGAAGTACGCCGACATCGACCTTGGCCCACCCTCCCTCTGGGGCCCAGATTGCATCTGCGTGCTCGACTCCCTCTCGTTCTTCTCCGACGCCGCCTTCGACTGGGCCCAATCCATGAACCCCGGCGCAAAGGACCCCAGACAATGGTTCTACTCGGCCCAACAGGCCGTCGAAAGCGCACTCGCCCTACTCACCTCGGCCTCCTTCGCCACCAACGTCATCATCACCGCACACGTCCGCTACTCCACCGGCGACGACGGCATCACCAAAGGCTACCCCAACGCGGTCGGCTCGGCCCTCGGCCCCACCATCCCCCGCTACTTCAACCACTGGGCCCAGTGCCTCAACAAGGCCGGCAAACGCACCATCCAAACCGCAGCCACCGCCATGTTCGACCTCAAGAACACCAAGCCCTTCACCATGGACAAGACCTACGACCTTGGCGATGGCTTGGCCAAGTTCTTCGCTGTGCTTCGTGACCCGCCAGTGAAGCTCGAGAAGCCCAAAGCGGTCACATTGAAGAGGGTATGATGCAAGATCGCATGCTTCAATTCTTTGAATACGCGCATCTCCCACCGCGCTTGCAGGAGATCAGCAAACCTTTCGGTGAGATGGCCCAGCAAATCTGCGCTACTCTCCCATCCAACCCAGAGCGCACTGCTGGTCTTCGGAAACTCTTGGAGGCGAAGGACTGCATAGTCCGAGCCAAACTCTACAAAGACCAAGCCTAACTCAACCCAACAAGGACCCATCACAAATGGCACAACCCCAGCGCACCCCCTCGTTCGAGTCCATCCTCGACACCCCCACCAACCTTGTCGAACGCCCACGCCCGATGCCCATCGGCACCTACAACTGCATCGTCAAGGGCATGTACGAAGAGGGCGTCTCCTCGGATAAGAAAACCCCCTTCGTCCGCTTCACCTACGCCTTCCAATCCGCAGGCGACGATGTGAACGAAGACGAACTCCAAGCCGTCCTCACCGACAAGGACGGCGTAGTGCACCCACTCGGAGAGAAGACCATCAAGGACACCTACTACACCACGCCCGACGCACTCTATCGCATCACCGATGTCCTCGTCAAAATGGGTGTCATCGATCCCGACAACGATGACGGCAAGACCATCCGCCAGGCCCTCTCGGAGACCCCCAACGCCTCGATCCGCATCTATGTGAGCCATCGTACCAGCACATCGGACAGCCAGCAGATCTTCGCTGATGTCAAGCGAACGATGCGCGCCGAGGACTAACCCCTCCTCCCCAACTGGGTGGTGCGCAAATGCACCACCCGTCTTTTTAGAGGTCACATGGCTGATTGTATAGTCTGCCCAGATTGCGGCACCCCCTACGTAGTTGGCGAAAGGCACGCCTGCGCACGCAAAGCAACACAAGTGGAGACCACGATGCCAAACGAATGGGCAAGCAAATTCCACTACCTGTATGATCACTTCGTGCACTCAGAAATCGATGTGAGCCAATTCAAAGCCCGTCTCGTCGGACTGGGTTTCCCACAAGGCTACATCGATTGGCTAGTCTTCATGTGCACGAGGAAACAATGAAGCCCCTCTTCATCCTCGGCGAAGCCCGCGGGGAATACGAGGCCCGCATCAATTCAAGCTTTGTGGGTCCCTCCGGGATCGAACTCCTACGGATGCTCAACGATGCCAAAGTCATCACCCTCTCACGAGTGGACCGAGATTACATCAGCGACTATTACCGCCGGGGCGATCCTCGCTCTATCGACTCCATATGGCGCCTACATCCTGAACTCTACCGAACCAATGTCTTCAGTATTCATCCCCCTGCCAACAAACTCGAGTTCTTCTGTGGAGCTAAAGCTGATGGCATCCCCAGCTACCCCGCCCTGCTCCCATCCCGCTACGTCCGACGAGAATTCGAACCCGAACTGGATCGCCTTGCCGAGGAAATCCTTACGCGCGATCCGAATCTTATCCTGTGTCTTGGCAACACTGCCCTTTGGGCTCTTGCTGGTCGCACAGGAGTCGGCAAGCTTCGTGGCACCACTAGCCGCAGTTCTCACTGCGTTACTGGCTATAAGCTGCTTCCTACTTACCATCCCGCCGCGGTCCTCCGCGAATGGTCTCACCGACCCACCGTCGTTGCGGACCTGATGAAGGCCAAGCGAGAGAATGAGTTCGGCGACATTCGCCGCCCAGCATGCTCAATCTGGATCGAACCAACCCTGGAGGACATCGATGGCTTCACTCGAACTCACATCCGTGGATGTGACCTACTTTCTGTCGATATTGAGACAGCTGGATCGCGAATTACTTGTATTGGATTCGCACCCAGCGCGGGGCGTGCGATCGTTATTCCATTTGATGACGAGCGATCAGCGGATGGAAACTATTGGCCGAATAGAGCGACTGAGGCCGCGGCTTGGAGCCTTGTACGATCAGTGCTTGTTGATGGCCGCATTCCCAAACTCTTCCAAAACGGCCTCTACGACATCGCCTTCCTCTGGCGAGCCCAAGGCATAGCCGTGCGCGGAGCCGCGGAGGACACCATGCTGTTGTCACACGCACTCCAGCCGGAGTCCCTCAAGGGCCTCGGCTACCTAGGCTCCATCTACACCGACCACGGACCCTGGAAGAGTGAGCGCAAAGGTGAAACCACAATCGGGAGGGACAAATGAATCAGCCAATTGGTCACATTGAGGTCATCGGGGGGGCTCGCGCTAAGCAGGTAGCCAAGGACGTGGAAGACCTCGTCAATGGTCTAAAGGGTGCCGGTGACACAATCAAGGTCACATGGTTAGTAATCGAGGATGGTTTACTCGCCATCGTGGAGTGGTCCACTTGGCCCGCATAATCCGCACCGACCTCTGCACCCCCGACGACATCCCCACCCAATGGGAGCGCGATCAAGTCTACAACGGCCTCGACTGCTGCGTCACTCGCGAGTG